TGATAGGTCCTGCGGTTAAAGCATTGTTACCACTGGTGATTGAATAGTTAGCACTGATTGTATGTGCGTGTTCGTATAAGCCTTTAGTCGTAGAGTTAGCATCTGTATCTAAGGTCTCCCAAGAAGGGTTGGTTGCATCTGTGGTTAAGTATTTACCTGCGTTACCTGTTTGAGTAGGCAGTGCATCTACATTTGTCCAACTTGCAGAAGAACCATCTGTATTTAGATACTTCCCTGAATGTCCTGTTTGGCTTGGCAATGTCTCTGCATTAATATCCATGTACCTAGCATCTGAAGCTGTCTTGGTGTAATGGTCAGCTAGAATAAACGTGCCAAATGAATGAATGAATAATGTATCGCCTACCGTAGCACCAGTGTCTAATATAACATTTGATCCATCTGTAGCTGTGTAATCACTAGCATCTAAGCGAATACCATTTAAGAAAACCTGAAGGAATCCTGCGTCATAAGTAGCTGTAAAGCTAGTTTGACCTGCTGTAGCCGAATGCTCTACCGAATTTTCAATACCATTAACTGACGAACCTGCGTTATTCCAGCCTGTGCCTGTGTAAACCTTCATTGTGCTTGCTGAGGAATCAAACCACAAGTCACCTGTTGTTGGACTTGTTGGTGCTGTTGCACCTGTTGAATAGGTCTCGGCAAATGAATTAACATCAGTTAAATTAGAAGCAACAGTATTAATGTTAGCTTCATTAGTATTTACTGCGTTGATATTCGTTTCATTAGTATTTACTGCATTGATATTCGTGATATTAGTGGCAACACTATTCACGTTCGCGATAGAGCTTGCAACGCTATTCACGTTAGTTATACCTGCGCCTACTATATCTACATTAGCGATTGCATTAGCAACAGTTTCAATCTCAGAAGTTGATTCATTGAGGTCATTAGCTGTTGTTTGAATCTGTGCTAACTTGTCTTGAACGTCCTGAATATCTGTTGAAATATTTGCAACTGCTGTTACGTCCGAAGCTATATTACTTACAGCCTGTACCTCAGAATCGATATTAGCAACGTTTGTAACTGAGGTTATGTTCTGACCCACTGTATTAACATTAACTATGTCAGTTGCCACAGCCACAATCTTAGCTAGGTTGTATGTATTTGCAACTGTCGTAACGTCAGCTATTTTGGTAGCCACCGTATCAATTTTCGACATATTGGATGCTACTGAACTTACATCGGCTATTGAACCACCGACATTTCGCACATCGGCAATATTCGTAGCTGTTAGGCTTATATTAGATAGCTCACCTGCAACAGCTTGAATATCGGCTATACCTGCACCTACTGAATCAATATAGGCTTGTTGTGCTGTCGTTGGAGTTGTACGTTTCCATGCTGAAGTATTAGCGTCATAAACCATCAATACATCATCAGTTGTATTGAAGTATAACGTACCATCAGTAGTTGTTGATGGGTTGGATGAGAATGTGCCTAGATACTTAGAAGTAAAATCAGCCAGTGTAGCTTCTGCACTTGTTTTGGCTGTTTCAGATAAAGATTGAGCAAGCTCTGAGCCTACTCTTGCTGTTTCTGCGAGTGTTCTGTCATTCTGAATGACACCAAACACCTCATACTTCATTTGGTCTTCACCAATAGTATCGTTGGCTATCGTACCATCATCTTTTTGAATTAAGGCAATATTAACCCTAACCTCATCAGTCGTAGTAGCTAGATTATCTAACTCACGATTAATCTCAGTGCCTTCGGCATTGAAGTCAGGCAAATCTGCGAAGTCTTGCTGTCTTACATACTGTACTGGTTGTGCCATATATTACTCTACCTTCTGAATAAATTGGGTAGCCAAAGAAGGCGAACTACCCAAACTGTGCTTATGTTGGACTGCCTATAAATCCATCCTCAACAGCCATGACTTCATAATTATCAGAGACACCTTTTGATTTTAATTCTCGCATTAAATCTGCTTTTCTTTTATAAGGTGTACCATCTGACTTAGTAAATGCGCTTACCTCAATTGGGAGTGGCACTTCTAATTCATCATCGCTAACAAGACAATCATCAAACGCTTTCTCGAATTGTCCTGTTTCATAAAATCCGTAAATAAGCTCGACTCGCTTGGCATTTCTTTCCTTGTCTGAACCATAAAGGTTTCCTAACCTCTTAAATTCATCTTCAGGTGCTTCAACGTCAGCTCTTATGCCTGAATCTCTATCAAGCACTTCGACTGCTTCTTCACCAAAAGCAACTCTTAGAACTGCTGTTTCGTACATAGGCATTAACTTGTTTAATGCCACAATACCTGCTTCTTTATATACCTTGACTCTCGCTAATCTTACTTCCATATTTCACCTTCTCTTTTTATTTAACTAACAATACATTGCAAAATCACAACCTATTGGTGGTTAAACAAAAAAGGGCGAGAGCTGTTCACATTACTCCCACCCCTTTATCATTTACGCTATGGTAACAATGCCATGTGCGTTCATGCGATTACATGTCAATGAATACTTATCTGTCATACCAAATGACGCTACAAACTTGTCAGCGTTACGTGGTGGAGTTCTAAGTTTCATGTCGTGACCATCCATCTTACGAAGCGTTAAATGCTTAGTATTGATGAAGTAACAACGCTTATCCCATTGAACTGTTGCTGAAGTCAAAACCTGTAAAGCTTCAAACTGATAGTCAATTACTAATGGAACACCTCTAAACGTTAAGTCTGAGATTGCACCATCCATTGATGAACCATCGCGTGTTGTTGTTACGTTACGAACGATTTGTGTTGATGTAGCATCACGATAAGCATCATAGAAGTCTTGACCACAAAGGATAAAGTCAGGTTTACCACCATTCTTTGAGCAAGCTCTCCATGCTAATTCCATATTAGTTAATAATGCAGAACTAGCAGAGTTCAACGTTGCGTGGTTTCTCCACCATGTTGAAGTTGCACGATTAAAACCACCAACAGTTCCAGTTGTAGGGTCAGTTGCAATAATTGCGTCTAAACCTGCAATCGCGTCAGCGTCTTGCGTACCATCCATGTGTAAGTTAGTATCAGTTTGATGTAACATGCCATCACGTAATGAAGTCATCTTTTCACCCATTAGGTTTACTAATGCTACAGCTTCGTCAGGTGTTGCCTGAGCTTTAGCGTTATCAACATCTAATGAGATACCAGCAGATAAAGCTTCATCCTCGTCAATAGTAAAACCATCGAAAAATGAAGTCCAAATCCATTTGGAGTGAGCTACTGGGTCAGAAGAACCATAAGTTACTGTGTCTGAGCCATAGAAGAATTGACCTGAAGAATGACGTTCTTTACGAACTGGCTCATTAATGTACTGTAGCGTACCTTTAAATGATTTCTTCTTAGCTTCTAGCTTCTTGATAAAAGGTGTCTCAATATCGATTTGAGACACTGGTGTTTTTGAGACGTAACGGTCTCTTGCGTAGTTACTAGCCTTAACTAGCTGTGCTGATGAAATTGGCATATTTGCCCCCTTATATAAATTAAATTAAACCTGTGGACTAATTCCATAGGCTTTCATCTAATTCGTACAAGAGAGCGTGAACCTCTTAACCTTATCAACGCTACTAGAGAGCGACTCTAGTGTTACGACTTACGAATTTGTAACCCTTGCCATCCTATATATTTTTTCAAAGGTCTTGAGGAGAGCCATGAGAATAAGTCAAAAGTACAAGGGTTGAGCTGACTATACCATAAATTTATACTAGATATAGTGTTTTTTCAAATAAAGTTTACTATATGTAGTATTTTCTATGTTTTGAATATCTCGTTCATCGCGAATGCCCTATCAGCATCTGCATCAGACAGATTTGAGCTAGAGTAGTTAGAAACACTCCTACCTTGATAACCTGCACTCATAGGGGTGGATGTACGCCTTCTTGAAGGGATAGTGCTTAGAGCATTATATCTTTCTTTGATAACTGGCAACCACGCTTCAGGTGATAAACCTTCCTTGGCAACACTCTGAATAATCTTCATAAAAGCAGGTTCTTTAGCTTTGAAGTTAGGGTCAGTGCGTGACCATTCTTCTGCCATAGCTTGTATTTCATTAGCTCTGCCTTCTATGTACGCTTGTTCTTCTCTGTCTTGTCCAGCTTCATACTCTTGCTTCTGAAGTATGTCCTTCTTCATATTGTCTTCAGCTCGCCTTTTTGCTTCGTTGTTTGCCCATTCCTCTGTCATATCACCATCTTCATAGGCTTCTTTAAGGTCAGAATGTTGCTGGTAAGCATCAGGCACATCACCAATACGTTCTGATAATGACTTTTCAATATTCTGAAAGAACTTACGCGCTTCTTGTAAGTCGGCAAAGTTAGAACTATTCGCCTTAGCCATAATGTCAAATGCTGAAGCTATCTCTTGATTGTTTAAGCCAGTAGTTTCAATTTGAGTTCTAAAGTTACTGATTATCTTATCTTGTGTATCAAATTTTTCAACCAGCTCTTTGTTACTATGCGTTAGTTTTTGGAAACGTTCACGAGTACGCTCATTGCTAATCGTTGCTAAGAACTCCTCATCAGTTGGCTCATCAGCCTTAGCTTCTTCTTCAGGTGTTTCGTCAGATACTTCTTCAGATACTTCTTCAGGTTCTTCGTCAGGTTCTTCGTCAGGCTCATCACTATCTTCTTCAATAATGTCCATTGCCATTTCAGGCGTTAGTTCACTATCATCCTCTAAGTTACCCTCAACTGATTCTTCAGGAACTTCTGTAACTTCATCAGCTACTACCTCATCGACTACTACCTCATCGACTACCGCTTCTAATTCATTCTCACTCATGCCTTCTTCTCCTTAATTATTATTGTTGACCAACCATCGCCATTAATTGCTCAGGTGATAGTTGTTGATCTTGTTGCATTCCTTGTTGTTGCATTGCTGGTGCTGTCTGTTGTGGAATGTACTTGTGAATATCGCCTTTGATGTCGAACCTCTCCATCGTCTCTTTAAGCATTTCTTCCATTGGTGTTGCGTCTTGACCTGCACCACGTAGTTGATATATCTGCTGTATTAATGGTTGTAGTATTGGTAATAAATCAATCCAAGTTTGTCGGTCTTCCATCTCATCAGGCTTGCCAGTTGAACCAGCACGTACACTGACGTTACAGAAGTTATAAATATGTTCTGCTTTCTCTTTACGTTGCTCAGGTGAACAATGATATTCAAATGACTCGTCATACCACGTAGCACCATTACCTGCAATTCGTCTAATCATGTCTGAGTCACAACCCAAGATGAAACACTGCGAAGCGTAATTGGAAATGTCTGAGATAAAATCTTCAAGCGTATCACGTTGCTCTGAGATTCTCGTTGCACGACCATTATTCATAATGGATGCTTCTGTTGCTGTCTTAGCCTTCAATACACCACCCATATCAGCTTCTTGTAAGCCTGATACAATCTGCAAGTCACGCATTATCTGAGCTGTGTCGTATGATTTCGGGTCAATCGGAATATGAACACCAGCTTGTAATGACTGCTCAATTGGTCTGCCATCAGTTGTAATAGATAACACTTCAGCTACTTCTGACACTGTGAACTTACGAATATCCTTTTCAGTTAAACCACTAGCAAGGTAATGTGGCTTATTCATTTCTCTATGCTTCTTTAGCTTGGTGCGTGTGTCTGTGTATTCATCTTGCAAAGGAATCCATTGCTCAAGGTCTGTTAATGGCTGGAACTCATCCTCTAACTGGTTAAATGCCAAACCAAAGAAAGGATACCAACGCTCACCAACAAATTCAGGTGTGTAGCTTTCTAATGGTGCTTTCACCCCTTTAACGATTACATGAACACGATTCTGTTCTTTATCCCATACTTCAAATACTGCTACTGGTGAAACTCTGTCGTTGCGCTTATACATTTCACGATTCGTTGCATCGTTCTCTAAGTAGTCATAGTCCTTCTTATCTTTACCCCATACGTGAGTTTGCACGCCAGTGAGGTCAGCATCAGGATAACGACCTTGTAATTCTTCTTTGCTAATCCATAGACGTTGATACATACGCTTGGCTTTGTGCATATTCGAGAATCGACCAACACTAGGATGGATGAATATGTCCTCGAAGTCCACATTGTCAATCACTAAACCCCTAGTTATTTTGATCTCAGAAGTTTCGTACACGCCTTTCTCAATTTGACGTAAGCGTTCAGCACTTAAATCATCGTCAGTATCTTCTAAGTCATGCTCAATACCTGCGCCAATATGTAGATTATCTTTTGTATCAGATAATGGATTTGTCGCTAGTGGAGTTGAATGTGCATGTTCTTCGAGGTGAACTTTCACCCAACCAATTGAACAAACCTTTGCACTTCTTACTGAGTTCTTGAAAATATCTTTAGTGTCAGACTCACGAAATGAATGGTTTAAAACAATTTCTAATGTTTCTGAAAAGGCTTTTTTCCACTCAGGGGTATCGTACATGTCCACATCCATTGTCATTTCACCAGCTATCTTGTCGTTGACTGATACAGTTATCTCAGGTGACTTAGCATACACATGTGGAATTAGTGACTGCAAGGTTGAGTTAATCAAGTTAGTTTTAACTTCATTTTCACCGAAGTTCTCACCTTTGATGTACTTACGATTGTTCTTAATCTTTTTAAGAATGCCTGATTCTTCGTTGCGAATAAACGCTATCTCATCAATTTCTTCATAGTATTGATTGACCAATGCTTCTTGTTGTTTTGGGTCGATTGTCTCTACCTCAGCTACGATTGTTACTTGTTCTTCCATTTCCATTTTGTACCCCTATGTTATCCATTATATAAATGAGCAAAACTGCCCTCAACAACCCCACTGTCTCGTTCTTCCTTTCTTGGTTTCGTTCTTCGACTGACTAACGAATCTGTTACTTCATCCCACGTATGGTCTTCTTGTGTTGTATCAATGTCTTCACCATTCTTCGGGTCACGCATCATCACTGGCACTGTTCTTACAAAGTGCTTACAGTTATCAAACACAAAGAAGCCATCACCACCAATGACCTTTCCACGCGCATCTGTCTTTGAATTGTTTAATCGAACTACTAGCTCATGTGCTTTATCAACACGATAACCATGACCACTATTGCCCTTCTTGGCTGGCTTGTTAAAGTAAATGCCAGCTCTAATGAAATGCTCACTCACACCAACAGTTGCACCATTGCTTGAAGGTAAGTCACCTATGTTGTTTTTAAACTCAATGCCTTTCTTGCGTTCAGCTTCATCCATCTTTAACATCTGCTCTGCTACTTGCATTGCTGTCTCATGTGTACCTACGTTAGCTTCACCACCCCAGCCATACAATTCACGATAACGATAAACATTGCCATCGAAGTCTTGTGCGTACCAGCCAACTGAATAAGGCTTATCGAAACCCCAATCCAATCCTCTCCAGCGTTTCCAACCACTAGGAATAGGAAATGCTTTAAGCAAATGAATCTCAGGCTTCCAAATGTTATGAAGGTAAGCACCACCAATAGCACTTAAAGGCTTTTGCTGATACAGGCTTTCCCAATCTCTACTTGGTAGTGACTGTCTAATCGCTTTTAGCTTATTCAAAGGGTATCTTTCTTGCCACAAAGCATCACCTGATTTACGCCCTATTTCATCTTTACCTTCAGCAATGGCTGGCAAAGTGACAATCTCCCAATTCTCGTGCTGTTTCTCTCGAAGCAGGTAGCCAATCAAATCATCTTCATGCCAGCGCGTTCCAATCAATATGATTTTGCCTTCAGGCATCAATCTTGTATAAGCGTCAGCGTTGTACCAATCCTTTGTGCTTTCCCTGAATGTGTGTGACTCAGCTTCAGCTCTTGATTTAACTGGGTCATCAATCAGCAATAGGTCAGCACCTTTACCAGTAATAGCACCACCAACGCCTACTGCGCTCAGTGAACCACCATCTTTTGTTTCAAATTCAGTCTTGGATTGTGAATCATCACTTAGTATTGAGCCAAATATCGATTTATATGTGTCTGTTTTCAATAGGTTACGCACTCTACCGCCAAAGCGTTGAGCTAATGACGAACCATAAGCACTAAGTATCACCTGACGTTCAGGGTTGCGACCTAAGAACCAAGCTGGCATTAACTCACTAACAATCAATGACTTTGAATGTCTTGGTGGCATTGAGATGATTAAACGACTGATCTCTCCACGTTCCATTGCTTCAAGTTTCTCAAACACCAGCTTATGATGTTCAGCTATCTCGAATTTAGGAAAGCACATAACGCTAAACGCGCCTAAAGATTGTCGTGCGAATGAAATTACGTCTTGACTCATAAAAGCTTTTTCAAGTTATCCCTTTGCAATGTCGTTAAATCATTAGTAATATCAATAGACACAACCTCTGCTGTTACCTCTGTGGCTCTGCGCTTTGGTGCGACATACTGAGCCAGCTCTTTGCTTGCGTTAAACTCCATGACCTTGTCACCTTCCTTCTTCGCGTCTATTGCCAGCCTTGCTAAACTTTCTAAAGGGTCATAATTAAGTTCTGCCAGCTTCTCAGCAACATTTAGGGTGACTTTGTTTTTAGTACCCTTTTTTCTGCCACCAGTTTTATTACCCTGTTTATCCACGTCTATACCCTTTCTAACTTAGACCTATCTCATTATCAGGATGTGACTCGTTCAGAAGATACTCAACCTGTTGCAATATCTGCTCATATTTATAAGTTTCTGTTATCTCTTTAGATTGCTTAATACCTTGGTTTGCCATCGTCTTAATCAATTCCAGCTTAACCCTACATTCTTCCATCGTATGAATCATGGTGCTTTAACTCCCATTGCTTCCCAATACAAATCATTAGGGTGTGGTAGGATAATTCCTAGTTCAATCATTGCTCTGTCTATGCGTTCTAAATACTCAGTAAACCCCTTAATCTTTAACTTCTTGGTGCTGGGTATCTTCATTGAGCCATCATCATAAAATTCTTTATCGATATGGTCGCACTTAAATCTAGTGTGTAAACCCTTATGCCATTTGCCATCTTCTAAATAATCAAGTTTAGGCATACCAGTCTCATCATCAATAACTTTTAACCACAGCCAGTAAAGTTTGTTTTGCTTAACTGATCTTGTGGCTTTATCTTCTCGTATCTCGATTATTGCTTTGTCTGAATCAGGGTATTGGCTAAAGTGACTAACCACCATTGACTCAATGATGTGTCGTTTTTCCTGACTTCTCTCAATAACTCTTTTCACGTATTAAACCTCTCTGAGTGTTTTTTAATTGCTCTTACAGTAATCAAATGATGTCTTGCGTGTCGCTTTTGGTTTTCAGTTAATGTTTTGCCATATTCTTTCAGCGCTACTGGGTCTTCTTCATCCATCCTTTCACACTTAGCGTTAATCTCACCTTGCGTCACATCAACCCCTTTTCAATCCATCGTTCTTGCGTTTTAATCACACCTCGAAGGTGTATCAACTCTAGCCAATCGTTTTCATAATTACTGGCTTTGCGTGAATCTAAAATATCATGGCAACTGGCACATGCAAAACTGGCATGCACGTCAAAAGATTTGAGCGCTAAACCTGCACCATTCAAATGAGCTAGAACAGTGGTAAGATTTTCAGGTGAAACTTGACAACCCTCTAATCTAATCATGCAAGGTTCACCCCTAGCACTCTTTCTTAGCTTGCTCATTTAATTATCTTAGTAATCTCTTTAATCCCTGAAATGGAACTCCATGTTTTTCTGCCTGAAGAATAATGCTCTCGCATGACTTTAATCAAACTCTCATTTTCCAAGCCACGTACCCATTCAATAATAAACTTTGGTATAGCGCTTTCAGGACAACCACACGTTAGCCAAGCGATTACCTTTGCTTTTTGCTCACCATAATTCATATAACTAAAATCTAACG